CTCGATAATTTAGACAGCACATACGCATCTGTTTCGGGAACAACTTTAGTGCGGATGAACTCGCCCATAACCTGACCAGCAAGACCGGGTATTCCAGTTTCATCGTAATCCTGCGCGTCAAGCTGGAACGACCTTCCTCTATCCATTGTCAATTCATACGGTGTATTGGCTACGGTTATCGAACCGCCGGGGAATCCGGTATCGCGGTCATAATCGCCAAGCCCTGAAAACGCGACATCGGGAAGAAGTACCGTACCCGCGCCAACAAATTTCGCGCGCATGGCGTTATCAGCGAAAAATCCGGTTTTAGCTTTCTGAACAAACAGTTTATCAAGCTCTGTGGTTAGCTTTTCTGCAAGTGCCAAAGAGTTTATAGCCATAATTTAAACCTCTTTCTTTTTTTTATTCGCCCCATACCCCCTTGCTTATTTCGGCAAACATTGAGGCGTCGCTGTCTGCCGGGGAGTCGCTTAATGAACCTGTACTTGACTTTGCAGCTTCGGCTTGTTTTGCCTTCGCCGCTTCGGCTTTCTTTGTTTCACTTCGTTCGTAGCGCAAATAGGCATCAAGTAACGATATTTTCTTCTTTGCGGCAAGTGAAAGCACGGCATCTGGAACATCTTTAAACTCGTTAAACTTACCGACTTCCTTTTTCAGTTCAATAAACTCCTGCGCTAATCTGGAGTTCTCCGCTTCGGCTTCTAATGCCGCCTCTCGCTTTTCTCGCTCAACCTCCTGCGCTACCAACTCGTCAAACTTACGCTTGCGTTCAGCCTTTTGGTATTCGTGTAGCTGTTTAGCAACCTTTTCGTTTCCACCGACTTCATCTAAAATCTTTTCATACAATGCGTTTTCGTTTGACTCCATCAAAGTATCAATCAGTTCCGCAACGCTCTGACCGGTGGTACTTGCCATGAATTTCAGTTTTTCGTAATGAGGTTTAAAACTTTCGTATTTAAGCCCCATCTCAACAAGCGGGACAGCTTCGTCAATGGAATATGTCCTTTCTTGCTTGTTGTACTTTACACGTATGACTGGGGCGGATTCCTCAACCTCATCCTCAACCTCATCCTCGGCTTCGGCTGCTCCTTCGGCTGTTTCTTCGGTTGTTTCTTCGGTTGTTCCTTCGGCTGTTCCCTCTGTCGCTTCGGTGGCTTCCTCCGCAACTTCAGGCTCGCTTTCCGGTGTTTCTGCTTCTAACTCTGGCTGGTTATCAAGCATCAACAATTCTTCTGACATTTAAAATTCCTCCTCCGACTATGGCTGGTCGGTTTAATATTTCAATCGCATAACGCGGTTGAAGCTAATCAATTATATCCTCCGGCTTCGGTAACGGGTCGCCGTTGTAATTCATAAAGTTTTGCAGTTCTATCTGTCGTTTTAACATATTCCTCCTTTGCTCGCCCGTAATCTCTGCAATAGCCCTCTTGTTCTCTGTACGCGCGCGTGTGGCGAGTAAACCCTGTTTAGTATAGAAGTACCCTGCCATATAAAAACCCGCTACAAACGCTCCTACGGCTATTATGGGGTATATAAGCATTATCACTATATATGTCATTATCCCCATCCTCCTTTAAAGTCTGATGGTTTTAGGCTGCCCGCGCCTGATAATTGGCTTAACCGTCTGAATTTCTTATAGCGCGTTTCTGATATTTCGCGTTTTTCCGCTTTAAAGAAAATCGTATCTTCTGACGCGTAACGCATGGCGTCCATTAGGTGATTGTTTTTATCCATCGGTTTATTTCTGACTTCATCATTTTTTGTTTTATCCCACGCATAGCTTGACAGTTCCATAATTGTATTTTTGCAATCGGGGTGAACGATAATTTTATAGCTTTGCAATCGGTCAATACCGTTTAGAATACTGTCCCTGCCTTTTTTCGCCGGTTGTATGCGGGTTATACCCATTCGCCTTAAATCGTCGTTGCTTTTCGGTTCTGCGCTATCCGCAATAATTCGTTCTTTATGATAACCTTTTTTCACAAGCATAGCGGCAATATCATTGTTTAACATTCTTGTTTCGTAATGTTCGTCGTAGACGTAGATTATTTTATCAATCGGGTTTACCGCCATAGCTATAAACGCGGTAGGGTCGTTAGTATATCCGTAGTCAAGACCGAATACGTGTTTATATTTCCAATCATCATCCCCGCCGATTTTGGTTTTATCAAACGCCTCTACAACCCAGTTTTCGAATATAAGCCCTTCTGATGTTCCCCATTCGCCAAGTCCCGCAACGGCATATCTGCGTGGTGATTCTTCCGCCATGCGCTTGTAAATATCGCGGTCAACCTCATCTAAAAACTCGTTGCACAGATAGCTGGCTGTCATCGTGAATACATTATCGGCTGGTGTATCAAAAAACCTCTTTTTCAACCAATGATTTTCGTTCCACGGATTGAATGTTATGGTCGTTTGTTTAAACAACGGTTCTGGGACATCACCGCGCGGAACAGATAAGTCAAGGTTTTCAAAGCTGGTTTCCGATACTAACTCAAACGCTTCTTCAATCCATACCCAGCATAAATAACCCCTGTCAACCGTTGTTGAGGCTAATTTCTGCCAATCATCAAAACCTCTGAATAATATCTTTTGTCCTGTTGGTTTATATTCAAGCTGTAACGGGTTGGTGGTGGCTTTCCATAACTCATTGGCGTTTAGTTTGTTTATCACCCATCGGAGTTGCGCGAATGTTGACGTTAAATGAGTGTTGAAAGTGGACCGGACAACAAGTAAATTCGCGTCTTTATATTCGGGTTTCATCATGTTTACTATGTACCAATACGCTGTGGTGGTGGATTTTTTAGAAGCCTTGCCGCCTTTAACAACCCGATACCGCTTTTTACATCTCCAAAACGCTCCATACCCTGCGCCGATTAATTCGGGTGTAAACCGAACAACAACCGCCATTAAGGCATCACCGCTTGTTGCACTACCGCTTGCGCCGTTTCAGGGTCGAGATTGTTATATGTATCTTGCAGGTCAGGCGGTAATGCGCTGATTAGAGTTTCAATATCTATTGCCCCGCCATCCATCTCCCCGCCGGCTGCCGTTTGGAGTTCGCGTATCAGTTTTTCAAGTTGCGGAATAATACCTTTTGGAAGTCTTTGCAGGTATTGAATAGGTGTAATAATCTGGCGGTCAAGTAAGTTACCGAGTGTTATTGTAGATTGCGCTTCGCTCCACAAGCCGGAAGCGCCAACGTCAATCCTCGTTGATATAAGCAGGTCGCGATAACGCTCACCGTCAAACGGCAGATACCATGTACCGGTGTCGTCCTCTACCTTGATTGACCGCTTCCCATATTTCATTATCCAAAATTCAGCCCATATTCGGGCGATATCTTCAATAAAACTGTAATACCTGTTCTTCGTTTGCTGTAACGGCATTGTTGCAGCTTCTCTTAACATAGCTATTGCCGATGTGTTCTCCGGGCGCATATCACCGAGTGCGGCGTCGTTTGCGCCGGACTGCTGTAATGTATTGCCGATTATAGTATTTACGTTCTGTATGAAACTAGGTGAGAAGTTAGGCGGGTTCAGGTATGACATAGCACCGTGAACGTCCTCATACCCGCCGTTTACGGAAATGATTTGTCCGGGGTCGTTCGTGAGTGAGCCAGCGTCAACAACATCACTGTTTACAACAAGCATTGGCATGCCCATCATCATTACAGCCCATACAGAAGCGGTCATCATACGGTTTATAGCAATCTGGTTTGGGATAAGATATGTTATTTCGCTTTCTCCGTAAGCGCAGTTTCTCCGGCGTTCCCATAAAAAACTTGCAAACGGATATAGCCTTATCCCAACATCCCATTCCGGACGGATTACAGCGTTTTCACATACCTTAATGGCTTTTAATGTATAATCGCTCCCGTCATCATCCCACTCCTTCCAAAACTTGGTGATAACAGTTGCTTTTTTAGATTCGCTCGGTTCATTCTCCGATATTTGCCCAGCTTCATATCCTGTTTCATTATCGGGTTTTATCTGGTCTATCTCATATTGCGGGCGGCGGTTATGTTTCGCCTCGCGTTTAAGTTCCGCAACAGATTTTCGTTGAGCGACTAATATATACGGCTGACTTTGTATGTCCGTTAAATTAGGGTCGCCAAAATATACATTTTCAACGTCTAATACTTCACAACCAATATCTCCGACAATAGGTGTGGTGCGGTTCTCGTCCGCATATAATCCCGTCTTTACCTTATCGTCCCAATAAGTGTATATAATACCCGTTCCGCTGATAAAGGCATTACGTAAAGCTTGTTCGCATTTATCGTTAAACTTAACCCGTTCTGCGGTTACACGGAAATAATCAGATAACGCCGACATAATTAGAGTTACTTCTTCGTTGGACGGAATAACATCGGCAGACATAGCCATCATTTGCTCTATATAAGCTTCGTTCCCTTGCGCTATCCCGTCGCGGATAGGTCTGATAGCTTCTTTAAGACCGAGAGTGTTCGGAATCCCGTCCGCAGTATAACTTACCGTAATCGGAGATGACCCTACAACCGACATCTTATATTCGCCAATACGTTTAATAACGTTATGCCGAATAAGCGGGCGGTCATTCCCGCAATTAACCCCATACCACTGGTCGCCAATAAAATAACGCTCGTTCATTTTGGATTGCTCGTATAGCCCGCGCATCCCTAAACCGGATTTGAATTGTGTGCCATCCCTGTATTCTTTAAATATCTGCGCCGGGTTGTTACGTTTGCTCAATAAAATCAACCTTCTTTCGCCCATTCGGAATTCTTGAACATCTCAAATAGCGTCTTGTTTATGTGCCGCCCTTTGTTGTATATGTACGGGTTGAAAAAATATATCGTATCCCCGCCAGAAGAAGCCCTGCATATTATCCCTAAATCAGTCAGCCGCGTGATTGCCCGCGAAACAGTCTTATCCGATATCTTAAGTTCTCTCGCTACCCATTCAAGATTAACCGGTCTGTAATTCTTGTACGCTATAAGCCCGCTCGATGGCCGTACGAGAGAAAGAAATAAAAATACAATACGATATTCGGATTGATGTAAATTTAACCTCGCCAGTTTAGTAATCGCCCTGTTGTACGCCTTGCCAAATTGTCCGTTTGAAAATGCCATCCGCTTGTCATCTTCAAGTAATACATCCACTACGTGCTTCCTGATTATTCTGTCCCCGCTAAATAGTTCCGTTATAACCCCACCTGTGTTTCCGTCTATTACATAACGCCTACTATTTCCCCTGACTTCTATCATCCGTTTACCTCCCGTGGACACCGGTGTCCAAAAGTAAAAGTGGTCTGAACCGTTGGTACGACAAGGCTGATACCGCTTTTTAGACCAGTTTGGCTACTCTATAAGAAAAAGCCAGATTGCTATGCACTCTTTCGGTGAAAGAAAATAGTCCG